CAGCAAAAAAGAACCGGACGTTTATGAGACGCAAATCCGCACGGCGCTGGCCGGTGCGCGTAAGCGGGTTGATCGCGATTCGGAATTCCGCCTGCATATCCAGCAAATCGAATTGTCGTATGACCGTGAGCATTGGTCGATGGCGTTGATGCTCGCGCAAGGGTTGGTCCAGTTTCTTGCGCTGAAGATGCGGGAGTCGCAGGCGGATGAGGCGGGGATCGTCCGACGATAAACACCCAAGTTCCAAACACCCAAGCCTTGAAAACACATTACCGAACGGAGATGAACTGGCGAGTCACGTTGCCGCCAAAAGACGAAGCCGGCGAGTCGCCCGAAGGACCGGGCAGGGACGGAAATAAGCCACTGATGAAAAACCGAAAGGCCAATATGAGCCTTCCCCGATAGGTATTATTGGCGGCAACACTTTTCCAAACACCCAAACACCATGAAACACACCGCACCAATACATCGCGGTCAATTTCTTCCTGGACAAGTATCACCGGGCATGACGATGGATCAAGTCGCGAAGCAACTTCGGCTCGAAGCAATCGCGCGAGCGCAGCGCCGTAATTTCAAAAAATCGCAAACACCATGAACGAATCCATTCTAAAAGACTGCGCGGCCAATGGTGGGACGACTATTAGCAAGCAAAGAGCCGAAGGGAATGTCGAGTTGAAAGAGTGCACTGTTTGTAAGCACTGCGTTGTCTATGATTTGGTTGAGCATCATTTTTTCGGTTTTCGAGCATCCTGTCCGTATAAAGATAAACTTCCCCAAACACCATGAACGAATCAAGCAAAGCAAAACCACCATCGAAGTTGAAAGGCCGCGATCCAGCGGAAGTGAAGCCGGGTAAAATCAAAGGACTCGTTTTCGGTCCGGGTGGGAGCGGCAAAACCTTTTTTGGCCTGAGTTTCCCGGTCCCGTTCTACATCGACACGGAAGGTGGCGCGGACCTCGCGCATTATCAGGCGCGGCTCGCTGCGAGCAAGGGCCGTTACTTCGGGCCGGAAGATGGGGCATTGGATTTCCCCACGGTGATGGAGCAGGTCCAGGCACTCGCCACGGAGACGCATCCTTATCGGACGCTGGTCGTTGGAAGCATCACGAAGATTTACCAGACGTGCATTGCGAACGAAGCCGAGAGGCTCGGCGACAAGGATGCTTTTGGCGCGTCCAAGAAACCGGCGATTGCGCAAATGCGCCGGCTGGTTAACTGGATTAACCGGCTCGACATGAACGTTTGGTTTGAGGCGCATGAAACGAGTGAGTGGGGAGTGAATGCAAAGAGCGGACAACGCGAGGAAATCGGCAAGCAACCGGACGTTTGGGACAAGCTCATTTACGAACTCGACCTTGCCCTCTGGTTTTCCAAGCGGGGCAATTCGCGCGTGGCCACCGTTCGTAAATCCCGACTGACCGGCTTTCCCGACGGCGATACGTTCATGCTCCAAGAGAATGGCAAGGACGTGGCTTATGAGAATTTTGCGGCCCGTTACGGCCGCGACTGCATCGAAGCTCCTGTCCAACCGATCAAACTCGCAACGATGCTCCAAGTGAGCGAAATCATCCGTTTGCTTGACACTGTGAAGGTGTCGGAAGCGGAAGTGGAAAAGGTGTTGACCAAGGCCGGCGCGGAAAACTGGCACGAACTGAACGAAACCCAAGCCGAGGCGACTATCGCCTGGCTGCAAAAGAAAGTGACGGGTAAATAACAATTTCGGGTGGGCATCGAGGGCGCAATGCTTGCATTGCGAGCGACCTGGACCTATCCGACCAACTTGAAAAATTATGGCAATCACCTTTCAGCCGAAATCAGAAAAAGAACTGGCCTTGGGGAACCTGCTTCAGGATGGCGATTATGACTTTGAAGTCTTGTTCGCCAAGGATTCGACCTCAAAAAAGGGCAATCCGATGATCGAATTGAAGCTTGGAGTTTATGATGCCAAGGGCCAATGCCATCACATCTTCGATTACCTCGTCGGCGCGATGGAAGCCAAGTTGCGGCACTTTGCCGATGCCACGGGGTTGTTGCCGCAATATCAGGCCGGCACATTGGAAGCGTCTCAGACGGTCGGGCGCACGGGCCGTTGTCGATTGATAATTCGCGGTGATAAAAACGGAGTATATGCGGACAGGAATGAAGTGAAGGATTACATCCTACGGCCCGCCAAACCACTTCCTGGAACAACAGCGGAAATACCATTGCCATCATCGGGCGGCGATGACGATGTGCCGTTTTGAGGTATGAGTCCCGAAATGATGAGCAGCCTGGTCGAGGGGATGACCTCGCAGGAAATTGAATTGGTGTTGTTGTGGCGGGCGATTCGCAATGCGGACAAGAAAATCCTGGAGCACAACAAAGCCATCGTCGAAATGGTTTCCAAACAGGATCGCCGGAAAAAAGAATATGAGCGACAACTTGAACTTTTGAGAAATGTAAAATGAGAACGTTCACCCTCATCTGCGACCGCTGCAAGAAATCCGAAACGGTAAACGCATTGAATAACTCCAAACTGGAACTGGTAAGGATCGGAGTGGGGATCGAAAGCGACCGATGCTATGGGTCAATTCCGATGGCTAGTCTTAAAAACGCGTAGGAATGGTGCTTGGCCTGTCGGACTGAGCTTGGCCTGACTTATCGCACCGAGGAGGAAAAGGCTACTAAACCCGACCCCACTACTGAGGATCAGCTTCTTGAGGTTCTGCGTTGTTTTGTCCAAGAGAATACTCCAAGCCAATGAACCAACTTCTTAATCAGCCTACCCCTGGGCCGACCGTTCAACAAACAGCGGTCGTGACTGAGCAACCGCCAACCCAAGACGAATCGGCCCAGGAGATTTTGCACATCTCAAAATGCTCCAAGTGCGGAAGCAAGGCGATGCTGTTCCGCGAACCGCTTGACGGAATTTGCTGGGTGGAATGCATCAACAACGAGTGCCAGCAATCCGGCGGTGAAACGACGCGCGGACCGGAAGCCGCGACTCATCTCTGGCATCAGAAACAGGAGTTGAGCCGCCGATTGCTTTCGCAGTCGCGTGATCGGAGTCGCGGGCTGAGATTTGGCAGGAGAGGATAGAAATACCCAATGACCAAATACCCAAAATGAACTTTCATCGCCTCGTCTCCAATAGCAGCAAGCTCCCGCACTTCACGCCCAAGGCCATCACCATCGAGGCGTTTTCCAATGGACGCTGGGCCGTGCGGGATTTTCTCGGTGAACTGCTGGGCAGCGGGAAAGCCCGGCGCGCGAGCGTGACGGCTGCCAAGGCCGAAGCGCGGGCGTGGAAGAAAGCAAATTTAACGCAACCAACAAAACCAAAACAATGAATACCAAAATCCTCAGAATCGCGGATGCGCCGCAAGGCTCATCAACTGGAACACCGGCCCCAGCCGGACAAAATCTTGATCCGAACGCATCGGGCACGGGCGATATACTCGGCACTAACACCACGGGCACACCCGGCGTCACGCCAGCGGATGGACCTCCGGGCGGCGGTGTCCAAGGTGAACCCGCCGGACTGCCCGTGCCGCCGGGATGGGTTGCGCCGCCGTTGCCAACGACATCATTTCAAAATGCCGATGGCAAGACCATCGAACAAATTCACGCGGAGGAAATCGACGCGCTCGCCGAGCACTTCGCGCAGGTGGAACGGGATGCCGCTGCCGCCGCCGCTGATCGCGCAGGCGCGGGTGAATTACTGGATGCGGCTGCGCCGGCCGAAGCCGCGCTGGCCCTGGTCTTTGGCCCCGTGCCACTTTACCGCCGGATGGTCGCGGGAATTATCTTCGCCAGCGCGTCACTCAAAGCGGAAAAGGAAAAATTGATCACTGAGGGTGATATTCCAACCGCCCGACAATATGGATTGCGCGCGGCGAAGCTGGATGCGGCGCTTCCCGAATTGAGAAAGTGCGAGGCAGGTTTGATCCAAAACGCCGGCAGCCTTCAATGAGCATCGGCCAGGAATATCGCGCGTGCGAGGATGGGAATTATCGCAAGGTGGCTGAGTTTCCAAACGGCGCGAAAAGCCGGGACCGCTTTACCACCGTCGTCCTCGTGCGGGACATCGCTGGGCGTCTCATCAAAGCCGAGTGCGGCGCCGAGGCCCGGCGGACGATCCGAACTTATTTCAACAATGAAAAGCAAAGCACAACCTGAACTTTTGAAAGTGGAAGCGACTGTGCTCGGCAAAGCCGCTGAAACTTTCCGCGATGCGTTGGAAGAACTCGACGCTGCGCAAACCGACAAAGCCAAGGCCATGCTCGCTTTGGTGGCGGAGCTTGACGAATCCGGCAAGCAATTCATTCGCGTGGGGCAATACCGTTTCGAGCGGAAACACACCGATGCCAGGGACGGCATCAAGGTTCAGAAGCTAAAATGAAAACCTTCAAGCCCGGCGACCGCGTGCAGATGTCCAATAGGGCACTTCGCATGGGGCTGGATGGACCATGCAAGCGCCGGATTGGAACCGTCGTTAAAATAATTGAATCGGATTATTTGAGCGTCAAACGCGACGGCATTTTGCGAACGGAACTCTGGCATCAAAAGTTTTGGGAAAAATTGAGATGACCTATGGCGAGACATAAAGACATTGATTGGAGACTTCCCGAAGGCGTCCGAAATGTTGATGGCAGCGCATCGCACCAGTGGGTGTCAATCCAAGTGGCGCTGCTAATGGACATTCGGGATGAACTAAAAGGGATAAACTCCGTTCTTCATTGCCACAACTTTTTGAGAATCCCGCAAAAGCTCGACGCTATTCAACGCAACACCAAACGGAAAACTCGCAAGAAATGAGTCCAACCCAACTCACTTTGAAGAAATTCCGTGGCGAAGGCTGGCTCTGCGGCATCGTGGAAAAGTTCGTGCGCTTCCCGCCGCCGGGTCATCGCTGCGACCTGTTCGGTTTCTGTGACATCGTGGCCATTCGCGGGGATGAATCACTTTATATCCAGGCGTGCGCTTCGGCGAGTCTGTCCGCGCGGCGAACCAAACTGCGCAACGAACCGAATGTGGGCATCGTGCATTGCCCGCCAGATCGGCGCGTGGTGCTCATCGGCTGGGCCAAACGCGGCCCGCGCGGCGGTCGCAAGGTGTGGACGCCAACAATTGAGGAAATTGAAACCTGCTAACGTCGCGCTCTGCCACCCCGCCGAGGACGCGGGTGGAGCGCACGGCAAACAATCGAATCAACTATGAGCAACGAACGTAAAACGGAAGCGGGGTTGGCAGCAGCAAGTGGTTCGGCATTCCAACGTGAATATCTCGGAGTGCCGTGGACGCCAAGCCCGGAGGAAAAGCAACTGCGTGAACTGGCGCGTGAATATCATGAGCGCACGGAACGCTTCGACCAAATCCACTGCAAGGCCAGAGACAAGCGCGGCATCGCAATCCCGGTGATGCCTGACGAGCGGTCTGCCTGCATGAAGAACGCAATGCGAATCCGTGATGAACTCGGTGTAGAAGCTGCCCGTCTCGGCTTCATTCCGAAGCAGTGGCATGAGGCTATCAGCAACGCGGCGCATGAGATGCCGAACGTGGAACTCTGCGAATCGGCGGGGCGAGAGAAGGCGTCGGCATCGGGTGAGGCTCAGTGCGCCCCGTCCGATTCGCAGCAGTGACGGGTTATGATGCGTCAATCTCAACACAAATATGAAAACTGAAATCACGAAAATAAAACTGCAACTCAAAGGCCGTGACATCGAACTCACGGCGGCGGAAGCCCGCGAAGTGCAAGCTGAACTCAACAAGCTGTTCGAGATCGAGAAAACCGAACTGCAAAAATTCAAGGAGCAATGGGAAAAGGACAATCCGAAAACCACGCCGTTCCCGTGGCCGCCCTATCCCGCGCCAATCATCATCGAGCGCAACGTCCCCTACTGGCCGCGTCCGTGGGAAATCTGGTGCGGCGGAACTGTCGGCGGTATCGGCGACCACCAAACCGGAACGCTCTGCATGGCGATAGGGCAAGCATCATAACGAGGAATTCAGCAGCGGCACCGGGAACGCGCTTCCGAAAAACGACTGAATTTATGACTACCAACACGCCTCCTCAATTGAGCGCCAAAATGCCGTCTGCTGCACTGATTGGTTCTCCATCATTGGTGCGAACGCTGAAAAGCCTCTACTATCGAATCTTCAAACGGTATCGGCGTCTCGAACTGAAGCTCTGCACCTACGCGGAAGCTGACGCAATCCTGCGGAAACAAGGCATCCCCGGCAATCCCGATGAAGGCTGGCGCATCGCCCGCGAGGAGGACAGCAACCGCGTCATCGGCATCGTCTATTTAGAGCGCCGCGAGCGAATCTTGATGGAGAACGAGGATTCTGCAACTTCAAAACCTTAATCGTTCGCTTAATATGAAACTGGAATCTGCTATACAAGCCACGCGGGATATAATCCGTCGCAAGCATTTAGCCCAAGCGACGGAGGAGAATTATTGCCAGTGGATAGCACGCTTTGGTCGCTTTGTTTCCGAGCGTTGCCAGCCTAATGAGAAGCCAGAACAAAAGATGGAAGGCTTCCTAACTCAGTTAACCAGGCAGGATGTTTCCGCATCTACGCAGAATCAGGCGTTTTGTGCCCTGCTATTCTTCTATCGCGAGGTTTTGAAGGTCGAAATTGGCAAGATAGATTCGTTGCGGGCCAAAAAGGAAGTGCATCTGCGTTATGCACCGGAACGATATGAAGTCATGGCCATGATTGGCGCGTTGAAGGATGAGTCTGATTATCCAACGTCGTTGATCGTGAAGCTGATTTATGGCTGCGGCCTGCGCGTGACGGAGCCGCTGAACTTGCGCGTCAAAGATGTATTGTTGGCGGATTCAAAGCTGGTGCTGAGCGGGGCGAAGGGGGGCAAGGATCGGTTCGTGGCCATCCCGTGTTCGCTGGTATCGGAGCTTCGGGCACAACTGGATTATGCGAAGTCGGTCGGCGAAAAAGATCGTCTTGCGAAACTGCCAGTCAAGCTGCCTGGGTTGCTGGCGACGAAGTATCCGCATTGGCAGTTCTCACCGAAATGGGCGTTTCTTTTCCCGGCGCATCGGCCCTGCGAGTTTCGCGGACAGGTCGTGCGGTGGCGAATCCATGAGGCGAATATCCAGCGATGCGTCCGAAAAGCGGCCCGACCGCTTGGGCTGGATATTACTCCGCATCATCTTCGCCATGCCTATGCGACACATTGCCTGAACTCCGGAGAGAATCCGCGCGCGATTCAACTGGCGATGGGTCACAGCCAACTGGAAACAACAATGGGCTATCTTCACGCGGAGGCGTTGAGTGTTTCCAGTCCATTAGATAGCGCACTGATTTTTCCCATCCCGGAAGCGTTGATGCCGGGTAAACAAAATGCTGACCAATAATGCCGTCAATAAACCTTGACTTGGATTACTTCGATCATCGGCAGACCAAACGTCTGGTTGGCCTCTTGGGACATGGAGCGGAGCTATTACCTCTGCGATTGTGGACCTACTGCGGTAAGTTCCACAGCGACACGGGTTCGCTGGCCGACTACATGGAAGAGGAGATCGAGACGCTGGCCGGATGGTGGGGTAAACCGGGTCAAATGTTGCCGGCAATGGTCAAATGCGAATGGATGGAACAACGGGCCGGAAAATGGCGAATGACGAACTGGTTGAAGTGGCAAGGCCACCTGGTCGCTTACAAAAAACGTGCAAGTCTCGCATCTCAAGCGCGTTGGAAAAAACTGAAAGTTGATGCTTCAAGCAATGCTTCAAGCATCCTTCAAGCATCCTTCAAGCATTGCTCTTACGATACACGACTAAACTTACAACGCAAAGCAGAGCGTTTAAACGATGCCACCGGGCCGCCGGACACCAACGGCCAGCCGTTAATCGTTCAACGTTCATCGCCTAATCGCTCTGTCGAAAAGGAACTGATGGGACGGCTGCGGGAAGCGTTGGGCGAAGACGAAATGGCCCGGGCCGGCGGGCATTGGCGGGCGAACTGGGTGCGGAAATTTCCCAGCCTGGTGGATCGCGGCCTTGCGGATTTGACCGTGCAAATTCGCGAAGGCAAACAAATCGCAAATCGTGGCGCATGGTTGCAAGACCTTTTGAACAGGTGGGCAACAAATGACTGACAAGAAAAAATATCCTGCTGCTCTCGGCTTGCACGTTGCCAAAGAAATCTGCGACGTGTTGAAACCGCTGTGCCATCGGCTCGTGATCGCTGGCTCATTGCGCCGGCGAAAGAAATTCATCGGTGACGTGGAAATCCTTTATATCACCAAGACTGAAAACCGGAAAGATCGCGGTGATATGTTTGAGACTGAAACCGTTTTTCTCGTCGATGAACAAATTCAGAAATGGATCAAGGCCGGCGTCCTGGAACTGCGTCCGAACGTGAACGGTGGAACGACATTCGGCGTGAAGAACAAACTGATGATTCATTGCGCTACGGGTATGCCGTTGGATTTTTTTTGTGAGACCGACGAAGCTAATTGGTCGCGCTCGCTGGTCATTCGCACCGGACCAAAAGAACTAAATCTGAAGCTCATTGCATCGGCGGCGGAGCGCGGAATTGCGGTTCACGCTTACGGCAACGCGCTGACGGAAATTTTAAATGGCTCAGTGATTCCGTGCGCCTCAGAAAAAGCATTCTTTGAGATTTGCGGAGTCGCGTATTTAGAACCTTGGGAACGATGAAACCCGATCGCAAAACCAAAACGGAAATCCGCATCACCTGCGAGGGCGCGGCCACGATCCCACTGGAAAAACTTCTGCCGTTGCAAGGTGATCTGAAAAGTCTGCCGGAAGACAATTTCAAGAAACTGAAAGCGTCGATCTTGAAGCACGGCGTGACGTTTCCTTTCTTCGTTTGGAAAAACGCGGGCAAGGTTTTCATCATTGACGCGCATCAGCGCGATAAAGTTTTGCGCCGTCTCTCCGAGGAAGGTTACACGGTGCCGCCCGTGCCGGTGGTGTGGATCGAGGCGCGGGATGAAAAGGAAGCGAAAGAGAAAATCCTTTTGTGCAACTCGCAATACGGCGAGATGACGGACGCGAGCCTGGGCGAGTTTATCAACACGGCCATGTTGGATCTGGATCAGTTGAAAGAGTTGACGGTGCTGCCGATTGATTTGAATTCGTTGCTGCCCAAGCCCGTCATTGATGTTGAACCTCAAATCGACAATGCAGCGGAACTCGCGAAGAAATGGAAAACGAAGACGGGTCAACTCTGGCAGCTTGGAGAGCATCGGCTGCTATGTGGGGACTCGACCAAAGGTGAAGACGTAGCGCGACTGCTCGGCAAAGAAAAACCCATGCTAATGGTAACTGATCCGCCGTATGGCGTCGAATACGATGCCAACTGGCGCAACGAGGCTGATCGCGCAAATGGAAAGCCCTACGGCGCTCGCGCCGTAGGGAAGGTCACGGGCGACAGCGAGTGCGACTGGACGGAGGCTTGGAGGTTGTTTCCGGGGGACGTTGCTTATGTCTGGCATGCCGACCGGCATGCCAGCAGGGTGCAGGCTTCGGTTGAAATCGCAGGCTTCGAGATTAGATGTCAGATCGTTTGGGCAAAGAACACTTTCGCTATCGGTCGCGGCGACTACCACTGGCAACACGAGCCTTGTTGGTATGCCGTCCGAAAATGTAAAAGGGGGCAATGGTCGGGCGATAGATCACAGACGACGCTTTGGGAGATCGATAAGCCGCAAAAGTCCGAGACCGGCCATTCCACTCAAAAACCAATTGAGTGCATGGCGCGTCCGATTCGGAAAAATTCAAAAAAAGGCGATGCAGTTTATGATCCATTCCTCGGATCAGGCACAACGCTAATTGCCTGCGAGAACCTTGGGCGTCGCTGTTTCGGCTTGGAGATTTCGCCGGATTACGTGGCCGTGACTCTGCAAAGGTTTCTGGATTCCACCGGCAAGAAACCCGTCCTGATTTCCAAATGAGCAATCCCGCCAAACCCGCCGAGACGTTCACGCCGGAGCAATTCGCGCTCCTGGAAAAAGCTAACCTCGCCAACATCGTTTCCAAGATCAAAGCGGGCAAGGTGCTCAACATCGGCGAGCGGCAACAACTCCGCGCGGCAATGGGCGCGGAAGGGGCGGCGTGTGATACGATTGACCAAGCTGCGGACCGGCTCAATGTCACGCGCTCGGAGATTCAGTTTGCCAAACGCAAGGGCGCTCCCGGTTTCCGCGACAGCCGCATTTATCCGCTAGAACTTGGTCCCTGGCTGAAAACCCACGGCAAAGAAGTTAGGGCCAAAGCCGAAGGCAAGGACAAGCTCGCTGCTACGGCGCAGGAAATAAAATTGCGCCGGGAATTGAGGCTGGAAAAACGCGCGGAAGAAATCTTCGCCGGCAAATGGGTGGACCGGCAGGAGACCTGGAATCGAGTTTACGAACGGGAAACAAACCTGCGCCAGATTCTTCGCCAGAAATTCGAGATCGAGTTGAAAAGCAAAATCGCAAAACTGACCGGGCTGGACATGACGGCCGTCGGCATTCTGCTCAAGACCACGCTGGATGAAAGTTTCACGGCGGCGGGTGTTCAGACGATCAATGAACCATGAAAATCATAACTCAAAGAGATTGCATCCTCCGGGTCTGCGACCGATGGAAAGACCAATACACGCCGTTTGACAAACACAGTCCAAACAAGTTGGAAATCTTCAAACAGTTGCAACAACTCAATCTCGAAACTTGCTCCGCAAAAGATGTGGCGGACATAATCGGCAACTCGTCATGGACAACCCTGCAATGCGACGAATGCGGACAAGAGACAGACTGGGTGCTTCGCGTTGGAGAAGAACCGGGCTGGGAAAGCAGAACCGCCATCCTTTGCAAATCGTGTGTTGGAAAAGCAGTGGCAAAACTCAACGAACTGGCGTGCAAAAAGGACTCAGGAACATGAGCGATTGCAACCATACGATTCTTGAAAGCTGTCTGAGCGCCGATGAATGCGCCGCCTGTCTCCGCGAAAAGGCTAAAGCTCATTCGCTGCATCGGGCTGGTTCGACGTTCAACCGCCTGCGCACCGCTCTGGTCAACTGGCGGGTTGCTGAACGCAAGCACGCAACCTATGTGCTCAGAGCCGCTCATCCGCTCGACATCAGAACTGCCGCAGACGCAGAAGCGTATGCGCTGCGCGAAGTCCGACTGATTGTGGACAGCGAACCGTGGTCGGCAATACTCCAAGACCTGTGAATATGTCGAGCAAGTGATATACGAACAGGCGTTCGTATATTCAAATGTGTAAGTGATTCTCAGTTCCAATGATTGACACGCCCGCTTGGGTGTGTCCGCCGCTCTAGTCGATTCCCTCTGGCGCGAAATCTGGCAGCCGCCGGATCGCCGTCCCATTTACGAGTGGGCGGGCGAAAATGTTTTCCTTCCGCTTCAATCCTTTCCAAAACGCAGCGGCTTCTTTCGCTGCGACGACACGCGCTCAGTCATGCCCATTTTCGAGGCGCTACAAAACGACGCGGTGCGCGAGGTCGTGGTTTACAAGGCGGTGAGTTACGGCGGGACGATGATCGCTGATGTATGGCTGCCCTGGACGGTCGCGAATGACCCCGGCAATTTCCTTTTCATCCTACCCACGAAGGAACTCGCGGACGGCCATGCGGACATGCGGACGATGCCGATTCTTGAACACTGTCCGCCCGTCGCGAAATTATTTCCCAAAGATGAAGATCAGAAGCGGCGGCGCGATGTGCTCTGGAATCACGGCGCGGCACTGTTTGTTCAAGGCGCGGCGTTGCGATTGCTCCAAGCCAAGCGCGTGCGTTACCTGTTCGGAGACGAAGCTTGGAATTGGGAGCCGGGCCGGTTGCAGGAAGCCATTGCCCGCACGCAGGCGCACCAAGATCAGGGCGTGAGCAAGGTTTTAATTTGTTCCCAAGGCGGCGAGGTGATGGATGAACTCGACGAACGCTGGCAGGAGGGCACGCAGAATATTTGGACCGTGCCGTGCCTGAATTGTGACAAATTCTTTGCGCTGCGCTGGGAGGGTTTTCGACCGGACGGCAGCAGATGGGGAATGCGTTACGATCAAAACGAACGCACGCGCGACGCGCGCGGCCGCTGGAACCTCTCGGAAGTGTTGCCCACGGTGCGTTACGAATGCCCGCACTGCGGCCAGGCGAACATCCAGAACGAGCGGTTGGAGCAACACTGGAATTTACGCGGAAAAGATGTTGCCGAAAATCCGCGCGCGAATCCCGCTTATCAAAGCTTCCGCCGGCCCGCGATGATTTTCCGCGATTGGAAGGAACTCGTCACGGAATGGCTGAAGGCGAATGATGCGTGGAAGAAGGGCATTCCCGATCCGCGTCGCGAGTTCATTCAGAAACAACTCGCCGAGCCGTGGAGCGAGGAACGGGCGCAACTCGGCCAGAGCGGTCGGCTGGTGGCTTATGATGTGAATGCGAAGTGGGATGAGACCTATGCCATTTTCCTCACGGTCGATGTGCAAGAGGATCACTTCTGGTTTGTGGTTCGGGCATGGTCCAAGAATGGCAAGAGTCGCCGACTGGATTTCGGGAAACTTTTTTCCTGGACGGAGATCGAGTTGAAACAGGAGCAATGGAAATCCAAGGGCAAGGTGAGTGTAATCTGCGATTGCCGCTTTCGCATAAAGGACGTTTATTTCTTCTGTCGCAAAAATAATTTCTGGACCGCTGCGCTCGGTGAGAAGCGCAAGAGCTTTTCGATTCCGCTTACCAAATACGGCCGGAAAGTCGGGCATAAAGAGCAATCGTATTTGGAAGACCCGAACAGCGGCGACCCGGAGCGCGGAACCACCATGCAAGGGCGGATGTATTGCAACCGGGTTTTTTGGAGCAACCCCACGACGTTCGAGGTTTTGCGCCGATTGCGGGATGGCCGGGGCGAGGAATGGCTTTGTCCGGCGGGCG